CAGATCGCTCGAGGACCGGGAATTCTGGCGCATATTTATCGGTAACATAAATTAATCCTCTTAGCAGCTCAGAAATTGTGCTCTGCTCACGCCACTCGGCAGTAGAGTACGAACTGATCAAGGACATTTTATATCCAGCGAGTTTCCGTTGGGTGAACGTGTAGACCGACGTGTCAACGACGGCATGGTTCACGAAACCCAGCCCATACAAACAAGGTGGTAAGAATAGATTATAGAAGCCTGACTGCGTCTCGTGCCGTATCCGGTCCACATGATAGTGGATAAACCGGTTATGGGCGCGGACGGGGTCCCGGGCACCTCTGATGACAGTGTTATACTGACCATTAAGAGGCATTGCAAAGGCCCCTTTGCGGGCGCCTATCGTCTTCTTCACCTTGCCCTGAAGCTTCGTTTGGCCAAGGAGGAGCCCAACATTCAAGAACGGGATCTCCTCAAACGCAAATGGTGTCCAAGGCTCTTGGGCCACCCAGGGCTTGACATGATAGACAAACAACTGAGAGTTTATCGTGACAAGACCGGGGTGGGTGTAATTCTTCCCCACGGACAACTTAAGTCCAAACTGGGCTATCTTGGCCTTCCATATGCCATAGAGGCGATTGTCGGCGCGGAAAGCGATGTCGTCCCCATTAATGAGGACAGGCATCTTATCCGGAGTCGGCAGGCCGGCATGGTTGGTGGACATACCAGGATAGGTCTCATACCACTCCATAAAGGCCGCATAATAGGCCCAAAAGTTTATAAAACAAAGGAGCGGGAAAGAAAGAATACTACCCATGAGCTGACCGTTGCGCATATCAACCTCAACGCGACCGTCCACAATCCGATGCTGGACTCCTCGGGTCGTTAGCTCCGCCGCCAACAGTGTGGTGAACCCCTTAGGGTAAGCCAACGTTTGGCGGCCGAGTGAACGAAATGCGATGAGCAACTCAGTCGGACCAAGAGGAACGGGAGGGTACATGTTTGGGTCCTCAGGATCGTCAGAATAAGGACGAACCAGGAACTTATCATGTACCATGCATTTGAGGAATTCTTCAAGGGCCAGAAGCGTCGCATTGAGGTTCATGTTATCAGTGGCGGCCTTATAGTCACCAGACACCCAGAATCCTTCGTTATTAAAATAATCGAAGAGACTGCGAATTGTCTGGCGGCGTTTCCCCGTTGG